ATAGTATAGCAAAACGGGCATTAATGGTCAACCGTTTTTCAGGCGCTGTAAGTCGTTGATTTTTGGGGGATTTTGGGCAAAAAACTGTTGTTTTTTTGCTACTTTTGCTTACTTTTTAAGCACTACCCGCTGATGCAGGGCATCTAAGTAGTTGGTTTGACGTGCAAGTTTACGTTCTAGCTCATGCATCTGCTTGCGAAGTTCTGCTATTTCTCCGCGGTGCGCAACGTCCATGTCACGTATTTGCTTGTCGTGACTCATTAGATTAGGACGCGGTGGAGCATTTGGGTCCACCTCACGTTTCTTTTTGGCCCGCATGGCCTTTAACATTTTTGGATGCATTATAACAAATATTTATCGTCAGGCAGACTGGGAAATTTGATTGCCACAGTGTCCACTTCTTCCAGATAGTCTATCTGACTGATGTCTCCGGGTTCGAGCACACAGATATCACCGGGCTCGAATATCACACCGTTGACCAGCATGCGGCCGCGGGTAACCAGTTGCACTTCTGTTATAATCTTGTGTAAATGATTAGTGCCATGGCCGCGAGCATTGGTTTGCCAGTTGACTTCAAATTGATCTGTACGGACCACAGCCTTTTCAAAGTTGCCAATGAACCAACCACGGTCACCTGAATCACTGAGCTTGTGCTTCTTCATTTATCACAGCTTCTTGTATGGTTTCAGATTCTGGTTTTACAGCCAGCTCTGGATGAGCAGCAACCAACTCATCATTGAGAGTCTTGGCCACACTGGATAGATATCCTGGGTCAAGTTGGGCCATGGTTTGTGCCACGTAGTCTGTGTAATTTTCTAGGAAGTAACGAAAGATATCATCAAAGCTCTTGTCTGTTTTGAATGTATTTCTTTCCACTTGTTTGTTAGACAGATCCAGTATGACCTGGGCATTTATATCCTTGGGTCGTAGGCCACGTGTGAACGATACCTGTTCATCATATCTGATATTTTCAGGATTGTCCATCCAGCCTTTTTGGCTGGTCTTAACATGAGGTTGTGGCTTCATCATGTACTGCGCCACTAGATAGATATTTTTTGGTTTACTCATAGTTGACTCAATTCAATAATTGTTGCACTTAGGTTAATTTCTTGATCCGATACCAGTGGCACGGTTGCCAGTCCTTTGCGTATGATCTTGATCGCTTCGTCTTGTTGTTCAGGTGTTTTGCCCCACAGTTCAAGATTGTCATACATCCAGCGAAACAATGCTTCCATTTCATCTGGTGCGGTCTCTTTACACAACAAGGTCCTGGCTTCCTTGATCTGTTTCTTTTTAAACAGTTCTACCACTGTGAGCTTGTAGTCTGCTGTGCCAGAGTCTTTGGTATTGCCCAGTACCAGTGTACCGCTGATACTGTTGCTCTGACAGAGATTTAGGCATTTGCGTAGGTCTGGATAGGTTGCCTTGACATAGCTGTCTAGCGTGTCAATGTCAAACTCCACGTTCTCATTAAGCAGGATAGTGGCTATGCGAGTTGTGAATTCTGTTGGATCAGTCTTGTCAATTGTAAACTGATGACAACGACTTTTTAGCGGAGTAATGATCTTGTGTACAAGATTGCAGGTTAGGATAAACCTGGCTTGCTCAGAATAGGTTTCCATTAGCCCACGCAGGATAGCCTGTGCATTGTGTGTTAGATAGTCTGCTTCGTCCAGCAGTACTATTTTAAGATGTCCAAAAGGCATGGTACTCACAAAGCCTTCAACCTTTTGTTTAAGATAGTCTACACCATTGTCTCGACTTGCGTTAACATGCATAAAGTCATAGGTGTCAATCTCCATGCTATGCACCAAGAGCTTGGCCAAGGTTGTTTTTCCTGTGCCAGCTGGCCCACTTAACAGCAGATGCGGAATGCTTTTGGAAGCAATCCAGTGTTCAATTTGTTCTCGTTGTGATTGATCTGTAAACACATACCCATCGATTGTTTTAGGTCTGTATTTTTCTGTCCAGAGTTCTTTCATTGATACCTCAGCGTTTTAAAATGTTGATTATGCGATCTTGTTCCCATACTTGCTCACCTGCAAATTCTGGGAGTTTATTGTATTCATCCTCTAGCCAACATTTTAACTGATACAGTTCTTGTTTGCAATGGCTTTGAGTAAACCCGTCGTTCATTGGAGAATTTATCTCCAACATTGAAGTACGTATAGCGGTATAAGCTTCGGCCAGATCTGGCTTTTTGAATCCCATACAATATTATTAGCTGGGGATTATTTTTGGGACATAAGGCACATTACGAGGACCGTGACGTTGCTCAAACAACTTCTTGGCTTCGTTTAGATCTTTAGCGTACACTCGATCTTTGCTTTCACCCTGAGGTGAGCGCACTGTGGTTTCATACATGGGCATAATTTTTCCTAACGATCTTTGCGTTCTGCAGGCACAGCAGTTGAGATGGTGTCATCTTGATCAGGATGCTCGTCTGATGAAAATATAATACAGGCAGGATCTACTCGGCGGAGAGTAAATGTTTCTTCGCCTACTTCAACTTCAAGACCACGACTCCAGCGGCCGTGTTCTACATAGATCCATTGTCCAGGAGCAACATCCTTTTGTTCAGGGCCTACTGCATATACCCGAGCCCAACGTGGACGGATACCATCCGTCTTTCCATCGTCGTTGAGTAGAAAAATTCCGCTTGCTAACTGCCTGCCACTAAAGTCCATGTCTCTTACTAGAACATGATCTCTCAGTGGTGCAAGTGATTTAATCTTGTGTTTGAATTTAACGGAGCCGCCAGCTTCAAATGGATTTGAAAACGCAGACTTAATCTTGTGCTTGCTTGACATTAGATCCTCTGTATGGGTTTCTTAGGTGTTAATAGTTTTTGTTCTACCGTGGTACTTTTTGCAACTGCATCAGCTAGACTACCACGTAGCTTTGGTGCTGGTACATTGTCGGGCATTTCAGCATCTTGAGCAGCGATCTCAGGGTCAAGGTCAGAAAAATCGTCTTGTTCAATTTTTTGGTGTTGACGGTCTGCACGATTTTGATCAGCAACATTTTCCTTGGTATAAACTGCATTGGAAGCATAGTATTCGTCCATGACTTCATTGCGAGTTTTTACCACTACTCCGCCTGGGCCTAGTTCATCGCCCCGAGCGTTGACCTTCATGTTGCCCACAGCGATTGTTTCCTCGTTGCGTAAACGAATTAATTCAATGTCAACTGGTTTGCCCTGTGATGAGCGATAGATTTTTTTCATGATTAGTATCTCCTAAGAATAGTATTTATTTGAGAAATTCAGCAGGATCTAAATCATAGTACAGACTGTTGATCCGATGCACACCCATTTTGTACAGCACAAAACTGGCCACGCTGGATCCACGCCCAACACCCCAAACCACATTGTGTGCTCGCATGGTATCCACTAGATATTTAAGATAGCACAGCAATGGAAATAGATCTCTTTCTTGATACAGTAGTAGTTCTTCCCCACATCGTTGCAGTTCTGCATCACCATTACAGTTACTCAGTATCCATGCCGCGATATCCAAGGTTTTGTACTCGTCTGGCATGTGCCAGTTACCTTGGTTGTGGTCATCAAACTCTTGTACAGAAATACTCTGCTCTATATATTTTTTTAATCTAGGAACATCAGCAAATAATGCGGCTTGTGCTTGATTAAATTGCCTTGGGTCTTCCAGAAAGAAGCCTTCTAGATTTAGTTCTGGATTTTTATACAGCATCTCACACAACTCATGTTCTGTTGTGTACACCTGACCATAGCTGTCGTATTTCATTTGATGTCAATTATGTTCTTGAAGTTCTTGCTGTTTTTTTGCATCTCTTCCAACTGTAGTGCATTACGTCTTTGTATTTCTTCTTGATAGTGAAATTGTAACATCTGCAGTTGTTGGATTGCACCACTGGGCCCAGATCGATATGCTTGATTTAGTCTAGTGATTAATTCGGCATGCTTCTTGTTTAACTCGTCTAATGGCATTTCAGACAGGTTTGGCGCCAGTGGATGGAACACGATTAGACCTTGGCTTCTTTACGTGCGTTCTTTTCAGCAGTGATTTCGTTGCGGCGAGCTTTAACAGCCTTGCCCAATTCTGCTAGAGCTTTACGAGCACGAGTGCCTGCGGCATTGTTACCTGCTGTAAACTTATCGTCTTCTTTGACCCACGCATCTACTGCGTCTTTGATTGCTTGTACACTTGACATTAGATATCTCCTTGTTGTCTGTTTTCACTTTGATACACGTCAAACTCACCACCTGGGTAGCGAGCCTTCAGTTTATTTACGTTCTCTTCAATGACCTCGTTTGGATTCAGGTTCAAAGCACGGCAAGCATTGATCCAGTACCACATGATGTCGCCTAGTTCGCGTTTCATGTGGAAAAGGTTTTCATCTGTGAGTGCTTTGCCTTGAAAGAATATTTTCTTTGGGATTTCAATAAACTCGCCTGATTCTGCGGCAAGTCCTAGACAGGCAGTGAGCAAGAGCGGCACATTGACGTCTGGCCCATATGTATAGGTTATAAAATCATGATTGGCATCTACTTCATCTAACCGATTCATAAATGTGGTTAGGTCTTTGGATGGCTGGCTTGTAACAGTGCCAACGAATTCGGAATACCGGTTTAAGTCTACGTTCATATTAACTCCTATCTTGCATAGTATACGCTACACAAGATAGGATGTCAATGATTTTAGTTCAGTTTAGTCCATTTTAGGAATGATGATCCTCTGAGGCTCAATGTTGGACTTGTGCCACCAGTGATCGATGCCCGGAGTTTAACTGCGATTGCCGCGGTGTGATAGAATGTACCTGTGATTTTGGTAATCAGTCCGGGCACACTGGTTGCTGATGCAGTTGCGGCAGTCTGTGCTGTATCTGAGGCTGTTCCACTGGAAACCAACAATGCGCTGGTGGCTGTAATATTCTGCTCAACCACATAGCTACAGGTTCCTGCACTGAATGTTACTGCAAATCCTTTGGTCATTGCTGCCGCAGATGCTACACTGCAATCATGGAAAATCAAAGCTTCAAACAGATAGGTTTTGTTAGCTTCTGCAGTAAATGTCAGGTTGGTGATATCTGTCAATGCAGAATTTGTAACACTCTGTGGGGTTGCGGTTGCACTTAGCAGAGCAACACCGCTATGACCAACTGCGTTGATTGGCATGGTTACACCTTGCACAAACAAGTTACCAGCAATGCTTGCACCACCTGAAGTTACGACCAATGCACCTGTACCAGACCCACCTGCACTGTTATCACTGATCTTGGTCACGCCACCGAAACTTGCAGCACCACCAACACCAATACCATTTGTTCCAGTTAGCACCAGCGCACCAGTTGTGGTCGTTCCACCTGCTGCACCTGCCGCACCTGACGAAATAACAACGTTAGAACCAAAGTAAGAAATACCAGCGGCATGGATACCACCGTTTGGTATAACAATAGCACCTTGTCTAACAGGGTCTGTTGAAGAAAGCAGTCCTGGATATGCGGCATTGGCAAATATATTTCCACCAAACATACTCACAAGACCCACGCCCATTCCGCCTCGTACTACGAAACCAGCGTTGGTAGTGGTTGTAGGAGATCTGGTGCCGTTAATAACAACATTCGAGAAACCATCGCCGCTGCCAATCACGTCACTGGATCCACCAAGCACAACGTTACCAATGGCCCACAAGTTACCTTGCATGCCAATACCGCCACGACTAAATCCGTCGTTGTTTTTGCCTGGGTTCGATGATGCCAGTGCGCTTGGCATTCTTACTTTCGCTAATACAATAGCACCACTGGTTGAGCTGGTACTCGGAGTACCTGACTGTATATAAAGGTTACCACTATTGATCAATGGATCCGGGCTTGCAGGACCAGCAGATGGTTGTCCAACGTAGATGTTACCAAAAACGTTGATACCACCCATGATAGAGGCAGCACCCAATACACCAGCTGTGGGAGTGTAAGGAGTTGGTTCAGCGTCAATTTCTGTACCAACTGAAATATTTTTATTGAAAAGATACAGCACACCAGCTGAGTCAGTTCCTAGGTTAAAGTTACCGCTTACACTCATGCCGCCTGACTTACTTAATGCTTTGCTACCAATAACCAATGCACCTGTATCACCGGTACCTGGAGTAGCTTGCAGTGCAGTAGCAGGAGTGTTAATAACAATCTTACCATCGCCGGCATCATTACCAATCATCAGTGTTTTAACTATATGCGCACCACCGTGTACACGGAGAGCACCTGTGTATGTGCTTCCTGTGGTTCCCATGGTGTAGGTACTGTCAGTCACACTACCAAAGATAACTGGGCCAGTGTTGGCCATTAGTGTTTTCTGGATGTTAACACCACCCTTGACCACTAGAGCACCAGTATCAAGTGTCGTGGAATCTGTTGTAGCAGAAATAACCACGTTACCGCCTAGGGTTGATACTTTTGCAACACCTAGTCCACCAGCACTGACCAATGCTCCACTGGTGACCGTACCAGACTCGTTCGTGCTGTTGGCAAATATACCACCGCCCGCCACAATGTTCTTTTCGATACCTAGTCCACCATTGGCCAATATAAATGCACCAGTGTCTTTGCTGGTAGAATCTGTACTAGAAGTCAGACCAAATGTGCCACCTACGTTCAAGTCTCCGCCAATACCCACACCACCTGCAACCACTAACGCACCATTGGTTGATGCATTACTTGCGGTAGGCATAGTGATTGTCAATGCCTTGTTAATACCAAAGCGATCGCCACTGTCGGCTGCACTTGCAATGGAAGTTGCAAAATATTCAATGTTAGCATACACAGTGTCTATAGAGATACCACCACCATTGGCCGCAGAAGGATTGGCAGCTCCTTGTGCAACAATAATATTTTTATCATCCACAGTTAGGTTTGTGGAGTTGATGGTTGTTGTATTTCCGTTAATTTGTAAGCAACCTGTGATAATTACATTCTGCTCATTATCAATTACCAGTGCTGGTGCTAGGTCTCCACCGTCTCGCTTGGTTGCAATAACAATATTACCACCGATGCCGTGACCAGTGTCTATACCTGATGCATAAAACTGTATACTACCAAACTGCTGGAAACTGGACAATGCACCAGTCTGCTCTCTGGCATAGCCAAGAGCATTATAATATCCAATTAGGTCTAGATCAGCCACTGCCTGCGCCGCTGTTTGCGTAGGTGCTGTTCCTGCAGGAGGATTTGCAACACGGCTTCTGGCAACACTGAAGCCTGCAGATTCTTGGTCAGCGGAATCGTTGCTTCCATCTGCCAGGTTATAAAAACTGGTAACAGAGCCATGTACCGACAGTACGTCAAATCCATTTTTAGAATCATCAATTGTTTCGGATACTGCAAATAGGTTACCCCAGCCTAGTTTGAGTGTTGGGCTCTCAAAACCAGATGGATGATCGCTTGATTCTGCTCCTGCACCAATGGCGCTAAAGTAAAAATTAGGGTCACGGAACAAGTGATTAGCACGAGTTAGCTCTTTGACATAAACAGTGGTTCCAGAGTCAATGCTAGAAAATTCATAAACATAGGTGCTGGCTTCGGAATAGTTAATTACAAAATCACCACCAATTTTTCTCAAGCCAAACAAATTTGCCAACTCAGTTGAAATAGTGTTTGGAATAGTTAATGTATGAGTGCTGTTAGAAATCGTGATGTACAACAGAATTCGTGAATACTGTAAACTTGATGGCCAGTTTTTAATCACAGCATTTAGCGTGATGTCACCATCGGTATAGATTCGATGCACATTGCCCAGCGCCAGATCCAGCTGGATTTCACCCGAGGTATTGCCCCAGTCGTACATGGTTTCTGAGTAGTTTTTAAACTGTGTGTTTTTTAACTGACTGCCCAAAAAGTTATTGTCTAAGGTGCTGCCAGTAAGTGCTGCTTTTAGCACGGTCTTGGCCTGCAGGTCTTCTACTTCCTGTTTGATAAACGTGAAGTTGTTTTTAATGTTGGTAAAATTATCGCGAAAACCCTGACTGTCATTGTCTTGGCCCGCAATTGGGAAATTACCATTGATGTTTGATGGATTAACTAAACTTGCCATTATTGTAATACTCCGGTAGATGGAAACTTAAGGTATTTATGATAGGTATTTGGATCGGCCAAATACGTGTCACGAGGATTGCTAAATCTGGTACTATTTACGTCAAATGTAGTACTATTAGTCGAGTTGTTCACTGTGTTATTTAATGCCCGATATGTGGGCACATTATTACCACGTGCAATTTGTGGATCGTATATTAATTTTGTTGACTCGGTTATCACTGTTAAAATCTGGTTCAGCTCAACTGGTCTGACAAATTCTAAATAGACGTTGCCGTAATCATTCACTGCTACTTGCCAAACACCAGCTCGCTGATTTGGAATGGTGCTGTCCAATTGATTTTCAAAATAGCCAGGAATAACTGATACAGCATCATATCCAGCAGAGTCATAGTTCAGTGCTGATGTTTCGCTATCGAACACCTCTACGTAGTTATTCCACCCGTCATTGATATAGGAGCCTCCTTTATGCACAGACGGATCAAATCCTTCCTGTTGTGCGAATATCAGTGTATCTCCTTCGGCCACTGGGTAGCCTCGGCGTGCCAGATCTCTCAGGCTGCTGAAATTAAACATTTCAAAACTAACTCCGCGCACTGCCCAGTCCACAGTGTAACTATCTGCCTGAATCAATACCATACCGACATCGCCTACAACCACTGGGTCTTTGCTGTTATTTGCAATACTATACAAATCTGCAGTTTGATTACTTAGACGTAGACTCCACTTGGTTGAGTCATTGCTTTCTAGTATTGCTCCTTTGTTACCAACTGCAAAATATTGATTGTTGATAAAAGTCACATCGGCAAGATTGAATTTAAATCCGCTGTAATAGCTCTCCCAGGTCACACCGTACTCGCTGACCAATACTGTTCCGCGATCGCCAACTGCGATCCAATTGTTGTTGAGGAATTTAACCGATCGAATATTCTCAGTGGTAACAGTATTGTCAATTGACCAGGTGAGTCCATCGTCGGCACTAGAGATAATGATTCCGTTGTCGCCCACTGCAACAAACAAAGCTATGCCTTGGTCTGCATTATAATGAAACTCAATGCTACGCAAAGTCTGACTGATACCGATTGATATCGGTGTCCATGTTTCAAAGTCCGTGGACCTAGCAATCAAACCTTCGGTGCCTATCACGACCCATGATGGAGTGGATGGATTGTATGCTATACCAGTTAGATCGCCATATGGTAATGCATAGATTTGAGTCCATACGTTATTGGATCTTTCCAGTATCAATCCTCTAGTACCAACTGCTAACCAATTAGACCCTGTGTACAAAATATAATTCAGCTGTACTTCTCCGAGTCCAAACTTAATCAATGAGTCCAATCCGGTTCTGACGTCTGTTATTAGAGGAGAACTTAATGTGATACTGGTTGCAGTTTTGGAAGTTACAACAGTGCCAGTGGCTGCAATAGTTGGGGAAGCAAACTCCAATGATGCTGGAGTTTGGAACGTGATAGATTCGCCAGCACTTATAACATGGCTAGGATCTATGGTATCAATGGTAATTTTTGTGTTTGCAAAAATATTTGTAATTTGTATCCTTGACGCAATAGAAATATTAGCACTATAGATGAAATCATTTAATTTTAAATTAGCAGTCGAAGTTACTCCGAACAATGTATCCACTGTTCCAGTGACTGAAGTAACGTTTGCTGTTTTTATTTTTTTGGGATTTCCTATCACAGTGGTAGAATCAAATTCTACTAATATCACTGTGTCGGTGTTGCTGGTTGTTACCGCAGTAATAGTTGAGTCTGGTAACTGATACCCAGTGGCAACCATACCAACAAATGGATACGTACCCAATATGTCAACAGTGGGTATAGTTATACTTAAACTTGTACCAGCACTGGATAAAGTGGGCCATGTTGCAGTTGCTTCAGTCCTACTGATAACCGGATCACCAAATAATGCACTGCCAATACCAATTTTATCGGTTGACGAAAAATTAATAGTTGTATCGCCAACAAAGGCATCGCTGGTAATAACACTGGTAAAATATAAAGTTCTTCCAGCTTCAATGGCTGACAAACTTGATTCTGTCACACTAACATTGGTGTTCAATGCCTGGACATATGTACCTAGTGCAATGTTGCTTATTCTCGCAAAAGAATTTAGTTTTACACCCGATGTGCTATCACTGAATACCAGAGTGGTTGCTCCTTCTAGCGCAGTGGTTGATGTGATTAAATTTGCAACGTTTCCAGTAAGGTCATCAAATGTTATGCGAGTGCTTGCTGGAATTAAATTTGTCAACGGCTTTGATAAAGTAATGGTGTTTGTGCCAGTATTATTCACTGTGACATTGGCTGCATTATCTGTGTCAATTCCTTTGATCTGTAAACTATATCCACGATCAACTGTTGATATACTGTCAAATATAATATTGTACCCTGCATTGGCTACAAACACATTGGACCATAAATCAAACGTTGTTCCATTAAACTGTTTAAACTCAATCACAGTTCCTGCAGGAATATTGCCAACTGCAGGCTGCGACAGTCTGACATAATCGGTTATATCAGTGATAAATGATGACACTGTTGAACTATATGCTCCTTGACTCAGCAGCTGATCACCCAGAGAAAAATCTGTTCCATATGCAAAGTTGAACTCTGTGCTACCTGCAGGTGCAGACATTGCTACTCCGGCATTATAATCTAGATTAATAATCTGCGATACCGGGTTCCATGTATCACCACCACGGCTGGTAACAATCGTGGCATTATCGCCTACTGCAATGTATTCCCCATCACCATAATCAATGGCAGTCAGCCTATAGTCTGTTTTAGAAAATTTTTGTACCCAAGGGCCTTGGTCAACTATTCCAATTGAAGGTATCCTATCAAATGTGGTAGTTTTTGCACGGTTGAATTTTTGTGTGGTCGGATCGTAATTGATACTCAGTGAGCGATCCCACTGATATCGATCGGCCACAAAAGAATACTGATTCATCACGGCCGTGAGTCCAAATCCTGACGCCTCTAGACTGGATTTATATCTGAACAATAATTTTTTGCCCTGACCAGGTTTTAAGTAACCTAGTACCACAGCCCTGACAAAACCAATCGAATTTCCTGTCTCGGGTTGTATGCTTACCATCCAGGTTGGCAGTGCGCCTTGATATTCATATCCAAGCCGATCCACAACAGCACCTAGCATATTTCCAAAACTATTGGACAATGCTGTTGCTTGATTGGTACTAACCGTTAATTCACCAACAGCACCCAGATCGGTACTACCAAATAAACCTTCGTCGATGATTCCGTAGTCGTCAGTCTCGGCAGTGCTAACTTCGATTACGCCGGCATCACTGATTCGATTCACTGTATAC